CAGCGGCTGCGCAAGTGGTGGCAAACGCTGCGGCAAATATCAGTGCTAGCGCTTTGGTTACTGCCAATGGCGGTCGCGTTCGGGAAGCAGGCGCGACAGTCGCAGCCGCTTCTACAGTTACAGCAAGCGGGCAAAGGTTTAGGCACGTTGCTGCGCTCATTGCGGCTTCGTCTTCGTTTAGCTCGAATGCAAACGTCGTTGTCAGCGGCGCTGCTTCAATTAGCGCAACAAGCAGCGCGACTGCGTCGTCAAGCACGCTGCTTAACGGCAGGGCGACTATCGCAGCCGCTTCTTCGTTTACAGCAAGCGGCGGTCAAATCCGCTTTGGCGCTGCAGCGATCAGTGCTCAAAGCACAGTCACGGCTGCTGGCGAAATTAAATGGCAAACCGAATCGGGTGCCACAACCAGCTGGTCAGATGAATCCAGCGCAAGCACGAACTACACAAAACAGCCCAGCGCCAGCACATCATGGCAACGGGCAGCGTGAGGAATAACTGATGGCTGATACGTTTAACAATGATTTGCGCGTCCGCGAGCAAGAGGCCGGCTCTAACAGCGGAACCTGGGGCGGTTTGCTAAACACGACGATCAGTAACCTGGCGTCAGCATTTGGCCAGGGTAGCGAAGCGATCCCTAACGCATCAACGCACACAATAACCCTGGCAGACGGCGCTGCAGACGAAGCGCGTAGCATGTACTTGAAATGCACCGGCGGTGGCCAGGCATGCACAGTGACGCTTGCGCCCAATACGATCAGCAAGGTCTGGATCATTAGCAATGAGACGTCTTTCACATTGACGTTTAGCCAGGGCTCTGGCGCTAACGTTGCTGTTGCCGCCGGTGCTGTAAAGATGATTGTCACAGACGGCGCAGGCGCTACTGGCGCAGTTACGGATGTTTTGAGCGGGCTTGCGCTTTCTAACTTGGACGCAACAGGCACAATCAAGCTGGATGGCAATTATCCCACAGGCACAGACAACGTAGCAGTGGGTGATACTGCACTGGATAGTATTGCTTCTGGTGCTACAGATAATGTAGCTATTGGTAGTGCTGCGGGTACGGCAATTACCACGGGAACCTTCAACAGTCTTGTTGGTGGGTTAGCTGGTGACGCTCTGACTGAGGGAACTAGAAATATTGCGTTGGGCTACAATGCTTTAGGATCAGACACTCTAGGATCTAAATCTGTTGCTATTGGTTTAGGTGCTTTAGGCGACCAAAACTTTACTTCAGCAACCGATGCTCTTAATACAGCAGTAGGTCATGGAGCAGGTGGCGCAGTCACCACGGGCACAATCAATACTCTCATTGGTGGTCTTGCAGGAGATGCCTTAACTACTGGCAATTCAAATGTGGCGGTGGGTAAGTCTGCGTTAAGTGGAGATACAACAGGGGATAGATCAACCGCTATTGGCTTTCAGGCTTTAGCAGTTCAAAACTTTACAACAAATACTGATACTTATAATACAGCCGTGGGGTATAACGCAGGTGTGGCAGTAACCACGGGAATCCAGAATGTTTTAATTGGTGGTCTTTCAGGTGACGCTTTAACTGATGCAGATCAAAATGTAGCTGTAGGATATAGATCTTTAACAGCCGATACGCTAGGTAAAAGAACGGTTGCCATAGGTGATCAAGCTCTTGAATCTCAAAACTTCACATCGGCTACAGATACCTACAATGTTGCAGTAGGCTATCAAGCCGGTAACAAGGTCACTACGGGAACGCAGAACACTCTCATCGGCGGTCTTGCAGGTGATGCAATAACTACAGGCTCTAACAATGTTGCTTTAGGCCAAAATGCTCTTTCTTCTGACACAACAGGTGGGCGAAGCGTTGCAATTGGTGTTAATGCATTAAGTAGTCAAAATTTCACTGGGAGCGAGACACCCTATAACGTTGCTATCGGACTAAACGCAGGGTTATCTCTTACGACAGGAGTTCACAATGTTTTTGTCGGTGGGCTTTCTGCTGGAGGTGGCTTTGTAACTGGTAGAGATAACACTTGCGTTGGTTATAACTCAGGTAATTCTTTGTCTTCTGGCTCTAACAACACACTTTTAGGACATGACTCTGGTATTACAGGAAGTCCCGGTGGAAATATTAACAACGAGAGCAACCACTTTTGTTTAGGCGATGAAAATATTATTGAGCTTCACTGCCAAGTTGCTTTGACGGTTGCTTCTGATGAAAGAGATAAAACAGATTTTTCTGACCTAGACCTTGGGCTAGATTTTGTAAAAGCCTTAGAACCTGTCACTTATTATTGGGACAAGCGTTCTAAGTACGGCGATAAGTACGCTGAAGACTACGATCTTGACGCACAAAATCCAGACGGTACACACAAAGAAGACTGGATGGACATTGGTTTCAAGGCACAATCCGTACAGGCGCTTGAAGAAGCTGCTGGCTACAAGATTGCAGATAAGAAAAACCTTACGGTATCGCTATCTGGTGACGGAAAACAGTATGGTTTGCGGTACGAAAAGTTTGTACCCATTCTTGTTAAAGCCATCCAAGAACTATCCGCAGAAAACGCTGCACTCACTGCTCGTATTGAAGCACTAGAAGCATAGGAGGACATCATGTCTGAAGTAAGAACCGACGAAGAAAAAGCTCAGATGTACCAAGCCATGCTGGATGGCGCTAACGTCATCACAAGTGTGTTAGACGCTGATAATGAGTACGGCAATGATCTGACCAATGAAGAAAAGCAAGAGCGTGTACTGCGTAGTGCTGGATACCTATCGTCTGGTACGGCTTTGGAAGATTGGGGCAGCGAAGACATGACTGCAATTAACGCTGCTATAAGCGCAGCAAACGCATACGAACCTGACGCATAAGGAATAGAGCATGGAAGACGCAGTGATTACGATTGGCGACACCGACTTTAACTTCAGCGACCTGCAGCCAGAGGCGCAAATCATTGTGCAGCGCGTTCGCATGTTGCGGGATCAGCAGCAACAGCTACAGATTCAGATGATCGAAAGCGAACGCACCATAAACGCTTGGTCATCTGATTTGCATGACCTGGTGCATGCGGTCGAAGAAGACGAGGAAGAGTCCGCCTAATGGCGACAACTCAGAAAGAGCTAGCTCAAAAGGCGCTGGCTGAGATCGAGGCGCACGAACGCGAGTGCCTGGTTCGCTTTCAAAACATAGAGCGCCGGCTAGATAGCGGCGCAAAGAATTTTGAAAAACTCGAGCGATTGATTTTTGGATTGTACGCAATCGTTTTGGGCTCTGTTTTGTTGCCAATTTTATTGAACATGGGCTAAGCCATGATCGGCGAGATTGCGGCAATCGTCGCTGGCGTCAACGCCGCAACAAGCGCAATCAAGCAAATTGCGGAAACGACTTCAGATATCTCGAGTATTTCGGGCTATTTATCAAGCCTGGGAGGTGCCGAGGTTGAGCTTCAACGATCAATCAACGATGGAAAACTGTCAGAGGCAGACGCCGTCAAAGCGGCGTTAGCAAAAAAACACATTCAAGAGACGATGAAAGAGATCAAAGATCTCTTCACCGTTAGCGGAAACGGGCAGCTGTACAGCGAGGCTATGGCCGCAATGGCAGCAGCGAGGAAAGAAAAACAGGCAGAGCTTGCAAGACAAGCGGCAGCAAAAAAACAATTTTGGAAAGAGATTCGGCAGTGGGGGACAGTGTTAGCGGTTCTTTTGTTTTTACTTCCAATGACATTGGCGCTCTTGTTGGCATACCTCACGCGATAACGCACATAGGACAAACGAATGAAGTTTGACGCAATCAAAGGGATCATCGGCAGCCTGGCACCAACAGTCGCGCAAGCGCTAGGCGGCCCGTTGGCAGGCACCGCAGCGTCAGCGATCGCGAAGGCGCTCGATTGTGATCCAGAGCCAAAGGCTTTGCAGCAAGCAGTGCAAAACGCAACGCCAGAGCAGTTGGCAGAAATCAAACGCGCAGATAACGACTTTGCCGTCCAAATGAAAAAGCTAGACGTGGACGTGTTTGCCTTGCAGACAGCAGACACGCAAGACGCGCGAAAGCGTTTTAGCGGCGATTGGACAGCTAGGCTGATCGCAGTGATGTGCGTGCTGTTCTTTGGAAGCTACATATTTATGGTGACGATCCAAGAGCCGAATCAGAATTCAGACGCAGTAATTAACCTGGTGCTTGGCTACCTTGGCGGAATCGTTAGTTCGATCATCAGTTTTTATTTTGGTGCTTCTAGTAAGGATCAGACAAGTAATGAGTGAACGACTTATCAAAATGCTGAAACGGCATGAGGGCGTGAAAAGTCACGCCTACAAATGCAGCGCCGGCAAGGTAACGGTGGGCGTCGGTCGCAACATTGACGAGAGCGGCGGTATTGGCCTGAGCGACTCTGAGATCGACATGCTGCTTGCAAACGACATCAAGCGCGTGGAGCAAGAGCTCACCGATCGGTTTACCTGGTACAGCAAACTCGATAGTGTGCGGCGCGAAGCAATGATCGACATTGCATTTAACCTTGGCCTGACCAAACTGCTTGGATTCAAGAAGGCATTGGCCGCGATGGAGTCAGGCGATTACTTTTGGGCCAGCACTGAATTCAACGCAAGCCGTTGGGCGGAGCAGGTTGGCTATCGAGCGGACGAGCTCTGCGACATGATTGAAACGGGTGAATATCGTGTCTTTTCTTAACATAGCACCGCCGCCAGGCGTCGTTAAGAACGGCACCGATTTGCAGCAGGCAAATACATGGTCAGACGCAAACCTGGTTCGCTGGTACGAGGGTGCGTTGCAGCCGGTAGGCGGATGGCGTGCTCGCACAACGTCGGCCATGTCTGGCGTCTGTCGCGCGTTGATCGCCTACCTCGACAACAGCCGCAACCGGCGCACGGTCGCAGGCACGCACACGAACCTTTACTTTGTTGGCGAAGACAACGCTCTGACAGACATTACGCCGGCTGGCTTTACGACCGGCAACGCCGACGCAGTGCAGAACCTAGGCTATGGCGGTCTGACGTGGGGCGCCAGCACTTGGAACACGCCCAGGCCAGACAGCGGCGCATACACGCCGGCAACGACTTGGTCGCTAGACACATTCGGCGAATATGTCATCGCGTCAGCTACGAGCGACGGCAAGATTTATCAGTGGGCCAACAGCACCGCCGCAGTGGCAGCTGTGCTCAGCAATGCGCCTGTCGATAACAACGCCATTGTGGTGAGCCCAGAGCGTTTTGTATTTGCGCTTGGCGCTGGTGGCGTAGGGAATAAGGTCGCGTTCTCTGATCAAGAGCAGAGCAACGTCTGGACGCCCGCCGCAACAAACCAGGCAGGCAGTTTTACCCTGGCGACAGACGGCAACTTGATGGCCGGCAAGCGCATGCGCGGCGAGACGCTCTTGCTGACGGACACCGACGCGCACACTGCCAGATACCAAGGCCCGCCATTCATATACGGCTTCCAGCAAGTCGGCACGGCGTGTGGCGTCATTAGCGCCAACGCTTGCGCTACTGCCGGCGGTGCGGCTTATTGGATGGGCAACAACGGCTTCTTTGTTTACAACGGAAGCGTGCAGCCGCTGCGCAGCAGTGTCGGCGACTTCATATTTGAAAACTTAAACGTCACCGAGCGCTCGAAGGTTTACGCGGTACAAAACAGCAATTTCAGCGAGATCATTTGGTTTTACCCAAGCAGCGGATCAAGCGAAAACGACAGCTATGTCTCTTATAACTACATGGAAAACCATTGGCAGATTGGCACCCTGGCGCGCACGGCTGGCGTCGATGTGGGTGCGTTTGTGTTCCCTAATTACACAAGCGCTGACGGCTATGTCTATGAGCACGAAGTCGGCTACGCCTACGACTCTGGCAGCACCGTCTTTGCGCAAACCGGCCCGCTGCAGCTGGGTAATGGCGACCGGATGATGGTTGCGACGTCGTTGATCCCTGACGAAAAAACCCAGGGCGACGTGACTGCCACATTCAAGACACGTTTTTATCCGAATGCAGCTGAGAGTACGTTTGGCCCGTTCGACATGGCGGCGCCAACGAGCGTTCGATTTCAGGGGCGCCAGGTGCAGATGACAGTCACCGGCAATACTCCTAGCAGCTGGCGAGTAGGCAACATGCGGCTCGATGTACGGGAGGGCAGCAGACGATGATCTTGCCCGAGGCGCAGCGTAATTA